CGGCCTCCTTGGCGTTCGTAAGAGCAATCTGGTTGGCCTTATCCGTCGCCACGAGAGCGGCCGTCGTGGCCTTGTCCATCCCCGTGAATCGGTCATCGGTTCGCTCCCAGAGCTTCTCAATGTCGTTAGTGAAGTTGCCCTGGAGCATCTCGACAGACGCCTTGAGCCCCGCCACCTGCGCGACCATCGCTTCTCTGAACGCTGCCTCTGTCATGTGCGCCTCATCAGGTTCCTTGTCTCGTCGGTGCGTGAATAGAGTCGGGGCCGCCCGGTATGCCCGGACGGCCCCTGGTCGCGGAGGGGGTGCCGCGTTTCGAGAGGCTGTGTTAGCGCCGCTTGATTGACTTCGCCCCGGCGGCGAGCCGCGCGAGCCATACGTCGAAGCGCCTTGAGTTCTCGCCGAACTGCACATCCGCCGAAAGCTCCAGCGGGTGCAACGTCACGGCCGTGATCGGCTGCCCGTTCAAGGTGCCGCCGGGCCGCAATCCGAGGGCGTCCACGCCCTGTATCGTGACGCTGCCAGCGGGGCCGAGGGCGCCGTGGCTGGCGAGGAAGCGTTCGCCGAAGCGCGTCGCCTGATGCCCTGTCTTGATACTTTCCGGCGCGTCCAGATACTCATTACGCGGACCGGCGCCGCCGTGCACGATGACCTCGCGGCGCTTGCCCTTCGCGTTCGTGAAGCCGATGCGCACGCCGCCGAACTGCTCGTCGACGGTCTTCTCGATGGACCACGTGGTGCGCGGGTCGGAGTAGGCGTAGGAGTAGTCGGCGCCGTGACCCGGCTGGGCGAAATGCACGACGTTGTTCCCGTAGGCGGCGTAGTTGTCACCGGTCATGCCGCAGACCTCGTCAATGGCCTCCCAGCGGTCCTTGGGCAACCCGTCGAAGTACATCTCCGTGAGGTCGTAGTTCTTCGCGTCCCCGCCGCCGCTCATGCCTCCGACCTCAAGGATGTCCTTGAGTACGCGGCGCGTGGTCACGTTGCGCCCGAGGTCGCTGCCGTAGACGACCGCCTTCGTGATGCGGATGCCCCACGGCGGCGGGTCGGCCTTGGTGTACTGGTCGTTGAAGTGCTTCAGGTAGGCGTCAGTCGGCGGCGTGAAGCTGTAGGCGATGCACTCGACGCGCACCACGAGGCAGCGAGCCCGCTGGATGCTGTTCGTCGCGTGAATCTGAATGGGCCGCCACGAGGCCAGCCGCGCCTCTTCGAGCAGGGCGTCCAGTTCGGTCTGCAGATAGGCCTTGGCGGCGGGGGCGGTGGCGGCGTCGACCTCCAACTGCTTCGCCTCGATATCCGCTTGCAGAGCCGCACTTCCTGCGCCGGGTTCTAGCTGGCGGCGGAAGATGCAGGCGAGCTTGTCTCCGTCAATGTGCTCGCGCAGGTAGACCGACACGCGGAAGTAGGGATGCAACGCCGCCTGATACCCGCCGATGTCCATGTCGATGTCGACGGCGCGGATGTAGTGGTCGCTGCTGATCACGTTCTCGTCGCCGGTGAGGCCGCCGTACAGCTCAAGGTAGACGCGCGCGTTCTGGCCCGGTGAGTCAAGTTCGACGACGGGATCGCTCATAGCATCCTCACAGGTACGGCGGGAAGTCGCCCGCGTGATCGTCCGGCCAGCCCCAGTAGACGAACTCGTCGGTTAGCTCCTCGCCGGCGCAGTCGGTATGCGGCTGGTCTGCCGGGACGTGCGCGACGCTGATGCCTTCGGGGTAGATCGGCGTGTGCACCATGACCTCGTCGTAGTCGTCGTAGATGTCTTCGTAGCCAATCGGCACGGGGTACTCGACGAGGCTTTCGGCGGCGGTCGGGATACGGATGATCGCTGTTCCGCCGCCGCCCTTCGGGCCGGGGTTCAGCCCGTAGTTGCCCCTCGCCCCGCTGCCGCCGCCGCCCTTGCCGTCCACGCCCGCCTCGCCGCCTTCGCCGCCGCCGCCGTATCCGGCGTTCCCGGTCATATAGCCCCAGTTATTCGGCCGCTCTGTGCCCGCGCCGCCGCCGCCGAACCACGGCACCCAGCGCCAGTTCGCCTCTTTGTAGAGGTGGTACTCGAGGCCGGTGCCCGGCCCTTGGAACCAGCCGGCGATATCGCAGGGCCGCCCGATGCCTCCGTTCGGCATGTCGCCGCCGTAGGCGGGCCACCATGAACCGCCACCGCCGCCAGCGGTGCGCCGATACATGGACGTTGACCCGCTGCCCGCGTGGCCCCAGTGCCCTTGATCGCCATGCGTGTTGAGGGCTCCGTCTTGATGGCCAAACCAAATCATGTAGGCCTGGTACCGGTCCCACGGGGCCACGTCGTTCGAGGTTTCTACCCACAGGCCGCCGGGAGGTACGGTCCTGTCGGCGAACTCCCCGCCCAGCGGCCACGGCCCGCCGCCGCCGCCGCTGCCGCCGCCGCTGGGGCCGTAGTAAATCTCGTCCTCCGTTCCGTAGCCCGCGCGCGACCCCCACTGCGAGCTGCCGTAGCCGCCGCCGTGGGCCACTAGCCCAGAGAAGCTCGAATCGCCGCCTTGGTTGCCCTGCGCGGCCCGGTAGGCGACCTCCGCGCCGCCCGCGCCCACGATCACGTCGCCCGAGGTGATGTCGACGTCATGTTCGTCGAGGAAGCCTCCCGCACCGCCGCCGCCGCCCTGAACGCCGCCGCCGCCGGAGCCGCCGCCGGCGACGAGGAGCACGTCGGCCGTCACAAGTGACCTCTCGTGCAACAACTGGAACCTGTCGGACTGGCGGAACGTGTAGACCGTCCAGCCGGTCGCACCCCCGTAGTAGTTGGGGAAGACGTTGACGAGAGCCGCGTTCACGTCGCGGTGGATGCCGAAGATGGAACTTCCGCCGAGGATCGAGCCGGCGCCGATGCCGAGTCCGTTGGAGTCGCGCCGCACCGAGAAGCCGGGCTGTACGCCGCTGCCGCCGGGGACGACGATATCGAGGCTCATGCCGTGTTCCCCGAGGTACGCGAGGCGACCTCGAAGGTGTCCGGCGAGCTGCGCGCGCCCTGGTCGGTCGACCATCCCTGCAAGTCGCTGGTCACGTAGCAGCGCCGGAAGCCGCGGTGGTCGCGAAGCTTCGTCATCGGCCCGGCATAGGTGAGTGTCCAGCCGGCCGTCGAGCCGACGTTCTTCTGCCGACTCTCCAGTCTGCCACGGAAGGTCTGCCCGCCGCAGACAATAACGCAGTCGGAGTACATCGCCGGAGCCGAGCCGCCGCCGAGTATGGCGGTGTCGATCGTCGCGGCGATGAAGCCGCCGTGGTCGGAGAGGTCGATGGAGACGTCGAGGATGCCAGCGCGGTGCGTCAGCCCTTCGATACCGAGGGCGAAGCCGTGGCGGTAGAAGATGTCGGGCTTGATGAGGCCGGTCTCCCGCGCCGGCAGAGCCTCCCCGACAGACGCAAGGCGCGCGGCGCTGCCGGTGAAGATCGCGCCGAACGCGGCCATAGGTCCGACGTAGGCGTTGCCGAGATGTGGGCGCTGCGTCGTCGTAAGCGTGGCGGTGCCGTAGCGGGCGCGCAGGTTCGAGGGGCTGGTGAGGTGGGCGCGTCCGGCGATGGTGACGCTGCCGTGGGAGACCAGTTCGTTGTCGAAGTAAGCGTGCCCGGACAGCGAAACCGCCCCATGCGCGCTAAAGGGGTTGTCGGAATACAGAAAGGCATGGGCGGAAAGCGAGATGGTCCCGTGCGCGCGGAGCAGTTCCTCCCTGACCGCGATGACCGCCATGATGCCGTAGATGCTTGGCGGGCTGCCGCCCGTCACTGCCTGGGTGATATCACCAGATGCGCTGCTCGCGCTCCTTCGCGCCGTGCGGAGAGTGAAGCGGGACGTCCCGTTGAATGTCGTGTTAGCGACCGTCGTCGTCCAGGAGGGGTCATCCGTGGCAAGGGCCGGCGCGGCGATGCCCGTTATCCCGGCTCCCGTCGAGTACAGGCTGCAGACGAGGAAGAGGCGGCTCGGCCCCGTGACGGTGACGCCGCCGGTCAGCGTGACCGGGCTGTTCGCCGCCGTGGCCAACTGGCGGCCCGAGACGTCGATCGCGCTCGCGCCCGAAACGGCCAGCACGATGCCAAAGAGTTTGTACGTGGCATCAGAGGACGTGAAGGTGAAGTCGCTGGCGGCCACGTCAGCGGCATCGGCGACCTTGTAGAAACAGCCGATATTGGCGTAGGTCTCCGGCGCGGCGGAGAGACTCGCGCCGGTGTTCACGGAGTCGGCGGTCCAGCCAGCCGGGGTATTTAGGGTCAGGGCTTTCCCGTTCGCGCCGATGAAGGCGACGAGCATATGCCCGACTTCGAGGCCGTCGGGCTTGGCGATGACGACCGAGGAGCCATCCGACCCGTTGACGACGGTCTGTGTGTCAACGATGACCAGGGACTGCGCGGCAGCGTCGAGGCCGAGGCCTCCGGTGACGAGCAGGTCCTCGCTATCCCCCAAGCCTCTAAGAACGAGTGCCGACATTTACGCCAGCCTGTCCCGCCTGTTGGCCCCGGTGCCGTCGAAGGGCACCGTACCGGCCACGTCTTCGTAGACGTTCGCGGTGTAGAGCGGCGTCGTGCCGTTGTCGTCATAGACGGTCATCACGCCGGTCGCCGGGTTGGTCACGACCTTGTTACGCAGGAGCTTCAGGGCCAGCGTCAGGGCCGCGTCCAGCGTCGTGCCGGTGTCGGTGAGGATGGCCGCCGTGTCGGCCTTGACCGCCGGGAGGTCCGTCCCGTGGATGTCAGTGAGCATCGCTGCCACGGCGGGCAGGTCGGTGGCGTGCACGTCGCCGACAGCCGCGAAGGCGTCGCCGGTCATGGCGGGCGCTGCGGAACCCTTCCAGTTCACCACGTCGACCCCTTGCGGCCGCGTGTGGAAGAGGAGTACCTGGACGATCTCGCCCGTGGAGCTGGACTTGATTTGAATGAGCGCGCCGTAGTCATCGTTCAACTCGGCGGCGGAAACGTCGAGGTAGTAAATGCCGGTCGTGCCTATCTCCGCGGCCTCGTGCGTACAGTCGGCGAAGGAGGGTGCACCGGCACCATGCGCGCCGTACAGGATGAACTCCGAGTCCAGTCCCGCCGCACCCGTGATGAACGTGCCGTCGTTCTTCTGAATCGGGAAGTAGGCTCGGGTGTCTACATTCTTCTCACGCCAGAACTCCATGGGTTATCTCCTCATGCAATGCCCGAGGCGATGCCCGAGCCGATTCCTGAACCGATACTGCGTCGGGGTACGGTGCCCAACACGACGTACTCGATGGTCCACCGTGGTCGCTTGGCAGCGTCAGTGGCGTAGTCGGATGAATAGAAAAAGTTATAGGCGTAAGCGGTGCCTTGGTTCTCAGCAGTTGGCGCGGAGAGGAGCACTCCGAGGTTGCTGGCGGGGTCGTCAGTCCATGCCTGCATGAGCGCCACAAGGCCCGCGCCCGACCACGTGATGAATCCGTTGGCAGCGGTCCCATCCAGCGTCGTGGTCGCGAGCACTGTAGCGTCGCGGTCTGTGGCATTACCGCAACCAGCCGTGCCCCAGTTGTTGCCGGTGGAGAAGATGTTCCACGTCGTCTCGGCCTCGACCCAGCTCCTCAGCACGCGGCGCAGCTCGACAGCCCACGACGTGACTGCCCCGGTTGCAGAGGTTTGATACTCCCACAAATCAAGCGCCACCGATGTGATAACCACCCCGGCGGGAGGCAGGCTGGGGGGGGCGATGAGGGAACGCACGGCAGAGCTTGCGGTATTGCTCGCGTCACCGCAGACCAGGTTGATTCCGGACCCGGAGTTGGTAGTCGCGGGGTTGGAGATGAGAAAAGTGTCATTGCCCGCCGCCGCGTCCGGCTGGAGGATCAGCGGACTCGCCACCTCACACCACCCCGAAGTGCAGCGTGCCGATGGGGAAGTACACGGCCGGTAGGTCTGCGGTTAGGTCGTAGGTGCCGTATATCGTTTCCAGAGAGGGCATTCAGACCACGGTCAGGTAAAGCTCGCCAGCCGGGAACTGCGGCGTGTCGCCGATGCGCTTCGTGACCGGCGAGTCGAGCGGGATGTACCAGCGCCGCGTCGTGTGGTCGCTCGTTGAGTACGCCTCGACGGCCACCACGTCGGCGTTGTAGTCGCTGGACACCAGATCCGGGTAGGTGACGGGGTCGGTGCTGAAGACGCCGCCCACGCCGTCTGCGGTCCAGTCGGCCATGTCGACGACGACGCGGGCGTAGTTGCCGCCGGTGACTTCGGCGCCTGCCGTGGATGCGGTCGGCAGCGTGGTGGTCAGGGCCAGTTCCAGATCGTTGTCGCCTTGGTAGGCAGTGCCGCCGGCGATGGCGGCGCAGATGAGGACAGCTTCGTCTTCGGTCGCGGGCATGGGGTCTCCTAGGGAAGTACGTTGAAGGTGACGGTGAAAGTGCTGAGGGCGCCGGACTTGGCGGCGTGGAGTTCGGGCGTGCGGCCGATGGTGCAGGTGGTGCCCCCGAAGATGCGGTAACCGGACAGGTAGGCGGTCGCCGCCGCGATGGCCCCCGCCGCGTCCCCGTCCGCACAAAGGCCGCTCACGGTGATCTTCTGGAAGTCGCTGATGTAGTTCGTCACCTGCACCGGCTCGGCCGAGAGCGCGTTGGCCACGGCCGTACACTGGACGGGCAGTTCACCGATGTCGACGGACTGGACGTAGGGCGGCGAGCTAGGCATTCTGGCCTACCATCTGCCGCATCACGCCGCGCGAGAGGTGGCGTCCGACCATCTCGGAGAGCTTGCGGGCGGCGGCCTCGTCGGTGCCGACGACGGTGCCGATGTGGACGTGGACGACGGGGGCGGCGGGCCGGGCGTGAGGCCCAGTCAGCGGCGTGACCCTCACGTGCTCGGGTCCAGCCTCGCCGACGATCATCGGGGTCGCGCCCTTCGTGATGAAGTCGGCACCGGAGGCGTATTTCATGCCCTTCTGGCCCGGCTTGAATCTGCCGGAGTATGTGGGCGCGACCGTCACGGACAACGCGGACGACGCGGAACCCATACCGGCACCAGCGACCAGCGCGTCCTCTGCCTTGCGGATGGCCACTCCAGCGGCGAACCAGTCCTTCTCGTTGATCTTCGCGACGATGTTCTTGGGGACGGCTGCGAGGCTGGTCGCCAGGCTGAGCAGGGCGTTGGGAAGGTCCAGCAGGGTGCTCGCTAGGCCGCTGCCGCCGGTGCCCCCTACGTCTCCCCATCCCTTCATCATCGCGTCCGTCGCTTTGCGGATAGCCACACCGACGGCGCGCCAGTCCTGCTTGTTGATCTTCTTGACGATGTTTTTGGCGATGCCGGCGAAGGTGGTCGCCATGCCGACGAGGGTGCTAGCGGCGGTGTTGCGCGCGTCGCTGGCGGCCTGCTGGATGGCTGCGGGGTCGACGAGGGTCGCGGGGTCGACGATGGTCGCGCCCTTGAGCATCCCGCCAGCCTTGTCCATCCAGCCCGCAGACTTCGCGTTCGCCTGACTCATGGTCGCGGGGCCGGACATGCCGGGAATCAGGACGCTGATGAGGGTGGCGTTGTCCTTGAGTACCTGCGCCAGCTTCGCCGCCTTCTGCGCCGCCGTATCAAGGGCGCTCGGGTCGATAGCGAGCAGTTCCCCGCTCAGGAGCGCGACTGCGGGAGCGGCGATAGTCCCAAGGCCCTGCAGCGTCTTGATGGCGTCAACAACCTTGGCCTTGCCGGCTTCGGTCATGGGGCCTTGGTCGAATATCTTCTGCGTCGTATCGAGGATTTTCTTCGCCGATTCGGCAGCGACGCGCTCCGCGTCGCCCGTGCCGTGGAACCAGACAGGGCCACCGAGGAAGGACTTTTTGCCGGCCTCGATGTGATCGTTCAGGTCCGATGCCACGTCCGTGGCCAAGAGATTGGCGAAGTCGCGGTACTTCTGGGAGACGATGCCGATCTTCTGCTGGACCCCGGCGAGATCCTTACCGATGGTGGCGGCGAAGTTCGCGTGAGCGGCCGCGGCCTGCTTCTCGGCGTCCTGCCACTGGCCATAGGCCCACTTGATGCCCATGTACGCGGCTCCGACTGCAGCGGCGGCGATGATCCACGGCCCCATAGCCACGATTGACGACACGGCTGCCGCCTTGATGCTCGCGCCCATCGCGGCAAACCGGCCGCCTGTCGCACTCGCTGCCACGCCGAGCTCGTCGACCGCCCTCGTTGCCGGAACGAGCGCCGGCGCGATTCCTGCGGCCGAAGCCGCCTCTGCCATCTTCGCCAGTTTCGCCGCTTGCGCCGTCTCTCGCTCTGCGATTCTCGCCTGTTGTGCGATGCGAGCCTTACCGGCGTAGTCCGGCAACGCGGTACCCATCGCTCCAGCGCCGCCCCGGCCATATATGTTGGGCGGGAGCACTCCGGTTTCCTTGGCCCTGGCGTTCGCCACTGCCGACGCAGTGTTGGCGTCGATGGCGACCTTCTCTGCGTACCATGCCGCCGCCGCCGCCTTGGCGCCGCTGAGTGCCTGCAGCCCCTTTACCGCGAGGACGAATGTCGTGAGCGCTCCGCCTATGGCGATGATGATGGGGAGCAGGAAGCCGAATGCCGAGGCAAGCTTCTTCACCACGTCAAGCGATGGGAAGAGCTTGTCCAGCGCCTTGACGACCCAGCCGAGCGGGGCAAATATCACGGCGATTGCCTTGGCACCCGCCTTGAACCCGTTGAGGAACGCCGGGCCGATGACGGCGGCGGCCTTCATAATCTTGGCGATGTAGGGCGAGATCGCCTTGCCGATGCCCGCCAGCATCAGTTCCCACGTCAGGCTAATCTGGCGCTGCGTCTCCAGCAGCTTCTTCATGCCCCCGGAGTCCTTGCCCAGCCACGTGAAGCCCGTCGCAGCGACGATCTTGTTGTACCGCTTGATGTCCTTCTCGGAGACGGAGATCCACTTGCTGAGCGACTGGTAGCCACGTCCGAGCATGGACTGAGCAGCAAACGCTTTTGTAGCCGCGTCCTTTGTACCGGACAGCGCGTTGCGGTATTCGGGCAGAATCTCGGAGACTGACTTCCAGTCGCCGTTCGACTTCCTCAGCTCGATGTCGAGCATCGCCATGGCCTTCGCCTGGTTGCCGGTGCCCCCCTGCGCGACCTTGAGGTTCTTGGCAAACATGCCGAGGTTCTTGCTGGCCAAGCCGACATCGGCTCCGGTCATCTTGAGCTGGCCGTAGAGTTGCAGCGACGTATCGGGCTTGAGGCCACCAATCCGCGAGAACTGCTGCAGCGTCCGGCCAAGCGCCATGTACGTCTTCGTGGCCTTGATACCGACGGCGACGATGCCGGCGACTGCGGCCGATGCCATGCCGATAGCGGCGTAGGCCCCACGCCCGGCCGCGTTCAGCCCGGTGAACGCCCGCGAGAGTGACGAGACGCCGTATGAGAGGTTGCCGCGCGCGAACCCGCCGAGGGCCTGCTTGAGGTCGCCGAAGCCGCGCCCGATGCCGGACACGCCGAAGGCCTGGAACACCTTGCCGAGCTTCGACATATTGTGGTCGAGATTCTGCGTGTCCTTGGCGGCGCCCTTGAACGTCTTGCCGAAGGACTTGTCATCCCCGACCAGGGTGAACCGCTCGACTACGTTGTTGACGCGCGTCGACACTACTTCGCTCCGTGGAACTCAGAGGCGACCTTGCCCGCTACGTTGAACTGCTCGGTGGTCAAATCCAGTACGTCCTCTCGTGTCCAGCCGCCATACGCGATGCAGATTCGGAAGATGGATTGCTCGCTGACTACTTCGGCTTGCGCGCCGCCCTCTTCGGCGCCGGGGTAGGGTCCGGCTCGGGAGCCCGCGCCTCGGCCCACTTGATGACTGAGCGCAGCAGTTCGCTGTACTCCATGGCCTCAGCCATCGCGGCGAGCTTCACGAACTTGTCTTTGCGGCGCGCGGTGATCCACGCAATGCCGAGTAGCCAGGATGGGTCGATGTTCGTGTACTTCTCGGCGTCCTCGGCCTCGAACGCCTTGCCGATCATCAGCATCGCGTACTGCGGGTTGACGCCGACTTCGGCGCGGTATGCCATCTGCTCGGCCAGCGTCCAGTCGGACGGGTCGCAGTCCATCGGCACGACGGGCAATTCGGACTCTTCTGCGGGTTCCGGGATGGCCCCGGAGACTTCCTCTTCACTCACGGATTCCCCCTTGGGTGGTCAGTGCTTGGCGTAGGAGAGCTTTTTCAGCTCGCTGGTGACGTGCTTGTCGAGGTCCTTGAAGTATTTGTTCTCGAGGGTGTCGAGCTTTTTGTAGATGGTCGGGTAGAAGAACCAGCCCTCGACGCCCCTGTTGAACGCTCGGCTGCGGTTGCGCACGGGAATGATGTGGCCGGTCTTGCCGCCGTGCTTGGCAAACTGCTCGGCGTAAGACCTGTGCGGGCGACGCGCGGGCTTGGCGTGCAGGCGCACGCCACCCTTCCGTGCCCGCCACCACACCGCGCCTCCGAACTCGTTGACGGCGTAATGGGGCGCTCTGGTGTCGCCGCCGGTAACGCCCGCCGAACCCGTGCTGGCGAACGTCTTGACGGAGCGCGCCATGGCCCCGCGCGGGGTGTCGTGCGCAGAGCCGGTCTTCTTCCAGCCGGACCTCTTCTTCGCTTTCGAGATGCGCTTGCGGACGCTGCCACCGGCCTGAGCCGTTCCCGCCGTCAGGCTGCCGGTCTTCGGCATGGCGGACTTGATGTCTTTGGCCAGGACGCGCGCCCACTTGCGGTGAATCGACCGCAGCTCCTTCTTCGCGGAGAAGCCCGCGTGTTCCATGCGCCGCGCGAACGCCCGCAGGTCGGGACCGCTCAGAGAGAAGTCGCGAGGCACTTAGGCGAGACCCGCCACGTAGTAGGGACCGTCGTTGAACTTGATGGTGAACGGCTGCTCGACGACGCCGCCGATGTCGGCCGTGATGTTGGAGGTGTCGATGGTGCCGTAGCCGGTGTAGCGGACTTCGCTACCGCCCGTGGTGTCGAGGAACAGGTCGATGCCGATACGCGCGTTGGTTGAGACCATCTCGGCGAACAGGGTGCTATCGACGTAAGCGCCATCAATGTTGACGCTGCCGGCGACGATCATCGGCGTGAACCGCTTGAACGTGTCGCCGAACGAAGTCACCTCGACGCTTTCGGTGGCGAGGTCAAGCGCCCAACTTTTGCACTCGCCGACCTGTGCGACGGCCAGATACTTGCCGCTGATGGTGACAGCCGAGGCGCCGGGCGAGACGGTCCATGCGACGACGCCGCCGGGCCGCTGGATGCTCGCGTAGCTCGTGACCGCGCCGCCGTTGTACTTGACCACCACGGCGGTGTCGGGGTCGATGAACCGCTTGGTGGCGTCGTCGATGGTGAACACGGTCTTGGCGCCGTTGGCGGTCATGGCCTCATCGGTCATCACCGTTGCCCCAGCCCCGTACTTCGCCATCCAAATCGAGCCGAGCCGACCTTTGATAAGTGCCATTAGTCAGCCCCCGATCAGGAAGCGTGGTAGTTGAGTGCGCCGCTGGCGATGAAGGTGAAGTCGACCCCGATGACCCCGCCAACGTCGGCGGAAATGGACATCGAAACGAAGGCCGGTCCGTGGTAGTACGGGGCTGCCCCGACGTAGAAGCGCACGTCGGCCAATTCGCTGCCGGCGATGGCCGCGGCGCGCAGCACGTCCTGGCCGGTGGTATCACTGGTCGAGTAGTTGCCCTTGGCGGTCGCCGACCAGGTTGCGAACGTGGGGGTGGCCTCGCGGAAGGTGTCGCCGAAGGACGTGGTGTCCACGGTCTCTTGCCCGATGTCGAGCGTGTAGCTCTGGCACTCCAGCACCGCGTCGGTAACGAGCTTGATGCTGGCCAAGGTGCCCTTGATTACTGCCATTTGTCCTCCTTAACGGACAAACCCGCTTGCGCGGGCTCCTGATTGACGGACTTGGTCGCCTTCTCAGGCGCATGTGGTTTCTTCTTGGGAGGCGGATCGGGGGCGGGGATGAACTCCTCCGCTTCGTGCAGGCCGATCAGTTCGCGGGCCTTGTCGGGGCCGTAATCGGCCACGTCCCCGGCCTCGCAACCATCGCGCTTGACGAGTAGCTTGACCTTCACGTAGCTCCTTTCGATTACGGCGTCACGCGAGTCGTGACATTCAGCGCGAACTCGACCCAGCAGACGCGCGCTGGGGGGTCCGGCTTGATTCCTTGGTGCCAGCTTTGCGACGCAATCTGCACGTCTCTCACGCTGCCGGTCATGGTGTCGTTGTCGGCCATCTCGTCGACGACTTCGCCGAGGATGACGGCGCAGCGGTCGCGGGCGGACTTGGCATCGGCGTTGGTGCCGTTCTTGGTCAAGGGGGCGGCTACGAGCAGGCTGCCGGAGACGGTGTAGGTCTCCTCAAGTTCCGTGCTGCCCATGGATGCGTGCGACTGCTCGACTGAGACTTCCTCGGCGAACTCGATGCCTTCGAGGCCCAGTTGCTCGGGCTCGACGGGACAGGAGAAGACGTTGACGCCGCGCAAGTCGCTTCGGCTCTGCAGCGCGTCCACGAGCTGGTCCAGGAAGTCGGGCAGGGAGGTGGAAGCCATTAGCCGATCCCGATGCCGGAGTGGTCATAAAGTCTGAGCGCCAGCATCACGTTCGGGAGGGCGCTCCACGCGCCGTTGTATCCATCTCCCTTTTGCCACGAGTAGGACGTGCCCCCGGAGTCGTAGCCGTCCGCCTGCCAGGGGACGTTGCTGGGCGGCAGTTCGTAGACCGCCACCTCAATCGCGGCCCGCTTGACGAGCGGGGGCACGTCCGGGTATCCAGCCGTGTAGGTGACCTTGACGTTTCCGATGCCGGGCTGCCAGTAGCCGTCATTCCACCGCACCTCTCCGGGAACGGACGCTTGCAGCGCCGCCACCTCGTCGGCGGTCAAGGCCGTCCACGTCGTGCCGATTCTGGTGGACGCGGACGTAATCGCCGTGACGCGCGGCCAGTCGAGAAGGATGGACTGTGTGCCGTAGCCGTCGTGGTACTCGTCGACGTGCTGCGTCGGAACGAAGTCGACCTTGCAGGCATTGGTGAACAGGCTGCGGATTTCAAGCTCCTTGGCGATAATGTCGGCGTCGGAGAAGTCGGTAGCCGAAGCGAGTTGCGGCCTTGCCCGCGCCTCGGCAACGGTGAAGAGCGCGGTCGCCGCCTCGGCGACGAGGTCGTACCCCACGGCCACTGTGACCGAAGACGGAACCGCACCATCGTTCGTGACCACGCAGGCGATGTAGTCGTAGCTGCCGGCGTCGACGCGGTAGACGTTGCCGCCCGTGCCCGCGGTGCTCGGCACCGCCGTCTCGGTGTAGGCGGAGACGATGGCCCCGGCGGCGACCGTGGCGAAGTCCGCGTTGGCGACGTAGAAGCGCACACTGTGCAGTACGTTGCACTGGACGCGGAAGTCGACCTCGGGCGGAACCGCGATCGGGTACGCCACGACGGCGCTCGATGCGGCGGCGTTTACCGCGGCGGCGTTGACGAGGACGGTTTCGGCCATGCCCGCGCCTTACGCCGTGTAGCCGTTGATGATGGTCGTGCTGTGGTCTGTGGCAGACGTGGTCACGTTGACGTTCTTGTTCGCGGTCACGCGGATGTTCAAGCGGCCACTGTTGAAGGTTTGATTCGCGCCGAGGTAGATGGCCCCGGTCGGCGGGTACAGCACGGTCGCGTCGCCGTCTTTGACGACAAAGCTGTTGGCCGTGCCCTCATTGGAAAACACGATCTGCTCGATGACGAACGACTTGCCCGCGCCGGGAGCCGCCTTGACTTCGGTGGCAGTCAGGGCGGCGGCGACACTGGCGGCGCTGGCAAACCATCCGCCTGTTGCATCACCTGACATTACTGCGGCCCCTTCCACGGGGCCGGCTTCGTGGTACGTGCCGCTGCGTTCTGCGGCGGGGTGACTTCGGCGGTCCTAACGACGGGGGCGGGCTTCGGCTCAGGAACGGGCTCGGGCTCGGGCTCGGGCTTCGGATACGGCTCGGCCTGGCCCTGCTCGATGAGGAACGTGGCCGTCTTTTCGTTGATGTCGACGACCCGGCCCTCGACGAGGAACTGGCCGTCGGCGGTGCCGGGAATGGTGACGAGCATGGTGATATTCATGGGCATCCCTTTCGGGGCGGAGTGGGGCCGGGTCGGGGGGTGACCCGGCCCCGGAGTGGTTAGGCTCAGACCTTCTCGTCGACCCACACGTCATTGGTTTTCAGAAACAGCTTGCCAGCGCCGTTGACGCAACTGACGTAGATGCTGCCGTCGGCGTAGAGGGTGTCGGCGCCGATGGCGGTGACGATGGTCCCGTCGTCGGTGGCCTGACCGGCGCAGAGGATGACGGGGAGCCCGTCGGCGTCGGTGCCGAGGACCATGTAGCCCCCGCCCTGCACGCCGTGGACGGTGGTGTTGTAGCCGGAATCGGCCATGGGTGTCCTTTCAGTTGGTACAGCCGGGAATACCCCGGCCTATCCCGTGAGGGGCGGGGGCGACCCGCATGGGGCCGCCCCCGAGAGATGCTCGCTAACTAACCGAGCAGCAGGCACTTCACCGTCGAGGTCTGGAAAAGGTCAGCGTCTATATATGTCGAGAACCTGACCACGCTCTCGAACGAGGTGAAGTACACGCTGTCGTCGCGCTCGACGTTGACGCCGCCGACGCGACGGACCTTGTACTGGCTCACGTCGCCGAAGGTAACGGGCTTCAGGCCAGTCGTGCAGGCCGGATACGCCGCGTCCTCGAAGAGGGGCTTGCCGAGGATGCTGCCGATGCCCTTGTCCTTGGCGATGTCGTGCAGTAGGTAGTCGCCGTCGGCGTTCTTGAGCTTGAAGATAATCGCCAGTGCACCCGAGCCGGCGATGAAGGAACCGCGCGCACGCGAGCCCGGCATCACGGACAGGTAGAGGTCGATGATCTCGTCGCAGGTGAACGTGGTCTTGGCCGCAGCAGTAACGCCCGTAGCAGCCTTGGTCGGCAGACCGTCAGGCATGGTCGTGCCGGTGCCAGTCGCTAGTTGAGACGCGACCTTCGTGGCCAGGGCGCGACTTGCGACCTCGCCCACGGCCTGCATGATGTTGATCTGCGAGTCGCGGATCAGCTCGTGCGTCAGGGTCATGTAGCCGTCCTGGCGGTACGAATCGAGCTGAGCCTGCGCGAACACAGGGTAGGTCAGGGTCGCGGCCGAACGCTCAGCCGTCTGCGTGGCGGTGGCGTCAGTCGCGAGGATCGGCCAAAGCAGCGTGTTCCCGTCAGCCGTGTCGACGTAGGTCGGACCCGCCTGCAGGACGCCAGACTCGGCGTTCTCGTGCCAGATCAGGTTGCTCATCAGCGTGGAGGTGTAGGTATAGCCCGCCTTCACGGTCTTGGTCGTGTCCTTGAACCACTCTTCGTCGGCGCGCTTGGTCCACGGCACGGTCAGGTAACGCTTGACCGGACCATCCTCGGTCGGCGCGGAGCAGAAGCGTTCGATGGAACGCAGCATCGGGTCTTCGGCGGTAGGAGCCGCAGAACCGGCTGCATGGATCACGGACTCGAGCTTGGCGCGGGACTCGGCAACTTCCGCGTCCATGCTCATGCGCTCGGTCTCGTCCTTCTCAAGTTGGGCGAAGCGCCGGGCGTCGGCAACGGCGCGCTGGTAGCTCTCTTCAAGCTCGCCTTCGCCGTTGTAATCGACGTTCTCCGCGATCTCGCGGGCGTCGGTAATGGCCTGGGCCTTGCGGTCCAGAATGTCCTTGATAGTCACTTGGTCACTCTCCTATTTCAATTGCGAGTAGCTCGATCTCGCGGAGTGCCAAGTCCCGGCGGCTGAGTGTCACTGACGGCTCAGGCGTGGTGTCCTCTAGCGGCTCAACGATGTCTTCGATGTCATCCGAGCGATGCCCGGAGTCGTCTTCATGGGTGGGGGTCCACAGGCGGGCGGTCTCGCCGGCCTCGTATGCTTCGCGGACCTCTTCGATGCTGTAGCCCGACAGATTGGCACAGCGTAGGAACAGGCGCGCCGACACGTCAGTGTCCTCATATGCGGGGAACACGACCGGGCTCACGTCGTACAGTTTGGCCTCGCGCACTGTGATGAGGGGAAGGTCGGTGGTATCCGGGTCCGCCGACTCGCGAGTTTCCTTGATGGTCTCGAAAGCGAAGCTGGACTGGGTGATGTCGCCGCGGTCGATGGACGTCCAGAGGTCGCGGGCGGCCTGCGTGTCGGGCAGGTCGATTTCGTAGGCGAGGCCGGACAGGTCCTCGACCAGTCGCAGGGTGCCGGCCTTATTCCGGCCCAAGACGATGTTCGTGTCGTGGTTGAACAGGGCGCGGATGTCGTTCTCTTTGATTGACTTCTTGAACGCCCTGGGGGCGATCTGCTCACGGAACATTCCCATGATGGTCGTGGGCGAGTTGAACATCGCGGCGTGCCCGATGAGGGTGTTGCCGCCGTCGGTGCTGCGGATATCGAACTCCGTAGCCACTGAACGAACTTGCATGTCGGTCTTCACAGACCCTCCTTGGGTGCGTGCGTCGGCCTCCCGTGGGGGCCATGTTTTTAGTAGGGGTGGTAGCTGGGGCCAGGGTTGAACTGGCGAAAGCAGGGTTATGAGCCCCGCCGGGGAACCGTCCCTCCCAGCGACGTGCTACTTACACTTGGGGCAGAAAAAGTCCCTGCAGATCGCAGGCCGCGATTCGTAGATGGCACACGACGAGCCGAGCTGCTTGTTTGATCTCAGGTGCAGGCACTTCGACTGGCCGTACACTTCCATCAGGCCGTCCGCGCGGTCACGCAGCGTCAGGCCGTGGTAGCTCAGGAACCTCGCCGTGTCTTCGCTCTTGCTCATGGCCACGCAGTAGTCGCGACAGCAGGCACCGCAGCGGGTACAGCCCGTCACGGGGCGGGCTCCGGCGGCGCGGGCTCCGCGGGCGCGGGTTCTGGCGGCGCGGGCGGCTCCGGCACCATCAGCATCCCGTCCGGGCCGATGGGCGCGGATGCCGTGTTGATGTAGTGCGCGTCGCCGCCGGGGAAGGGATTTTCGTCTTCCTTGTTGAGGATCCAGTTCGGGCTCGCGGCGCCGACGTTGGCGAGTTCCTTGTAAAACGCGGCCCTGGCGGCCATGTCGCCGCGCATCAGGGCGTTGAGGTTGAACTTGCAGTACCAGTCCGCGTTGCCGCGCGTATCGACCGTCTGCGCGTAGTCAACGATAAGCGGCTTGAACGCGGCCTCGACGAACTTCACCCACGGCGCGAGCGCGAAGACCACGAAGGAAATCTGCATCTGCTCGATGCCGGTGCCCCATGAGGTCGAGCTGGTCACATCGGCGAGCATGTGCGGCGGGATGCCGAACCAACGCGCGACCTCAGAAACCTGGAACTGGCGCGTCTGCAAGAACTGCATCTGTTCGTTCGTTATCGACAGAGCGTTGACGGTCGCGCCGCCGCCGAGCACGGCAGTTTTGCCGACTTGGTCGAGGCCCGCGTGTAGGCGGTCGAAGCGGTCGGCTGTCTTCTTCGCCACGTCGTCGTCAACCTTGCCCGGCACCGTGATGATGACGTTCGGCGTCGCGGCGTTGGCGAGCTGCTTGGATCCGTGCTTCTCGGCGCCAAGGCCGAGGCCGATGGTCTGGCGCATGTACTCGACGGGGGACAGGCCGCGCAGCGCGCCGGGCAGCATAATGCCGGGGATGTGCAGGATGTCGCGGCTGGTCAGCGTCCGGCCGTTGATCTCGTATATCTTCTCGCCGGTCTTCGGGTCGCGGTCGACGACCACGAGGCGCGGGTCGAGGGGCCACATCTCCTGCAGCGTGCCCCGCGCGTGCACCTTGACGGAGAACGAGTCGCCGCCGAGGAGGATGGAGGCCATCGTCTGCTGCACGAAGCTCGGCCAATCCGTCTCGGGGTTCGGCTTCACCATCCATGGCGGCTTGGGGCGCACGAACGTCTTCGGGCCGAAGCTGACGTAGGAACCCACGGGAAGACTCGACATGCCGTGGCTGATGAGCCTGACCGCAGCGAACACGGCAGAGTAGGTCATCGCCGTCTCGTGACTTACGGGAATGCCGGTGTAGGACTCGGGACCGCTCCTGTCCCAGAAGACACCGGGGTCGCGCTGAGCCGGCGTCGTGGTGCCGAACCAGTTGAGGGCCGCGCGCTTCAAGATGCTCACGAAGGCTTACCCCCCATGGCTTGACCGATAAGAATGAGGACGACTCCGAAGACGAACCACGCGAGCCATGGTGCAATCTGGTACGCGCCGTAGCAAAGAGCGGCCATGCCGCCTAGCTCAAACACTGATCCTGCGTATTTCATCCGTCCGTCCCTGTGTCTTCGCCGGGAATGTAGAAACTGGTTGCGTCATCCGCATTGGCCATCGAACGTTCCAGCGCGGAAAGCATGGCCATCACGCCGTCGATCTTGTCGGCGGACTTGGTGCGGCTCGGGCGTACATGGTCGTCGCGGTCGTACTCGGCGACGGCGCCGCTTATCATCCAGCGGGCCACGGGGTTTCCGCCGTGGTTGAGCCGCTTCAATGACAGCAGCGACTCGAGGTACTTCGCCGGCGCGTTCATGCCGCGATAGCCCTGCGACACGTCGGCCAGCTCCAAGCCCTGCTCGATAAACTCGCTGATGACCGGGTAGGAGTGGAAGTTGTCGTAGCCAATCTCGGTGTTGCGGAACTTCTCGCAGTCGGCGAACACCTGCGCCTGCACGTCGCGGTGGTCGATGAGGTCGCCGGACGTGATGGTGACGAATCCGGCCTTGGCCCATGCCTCAATCTGCGGCCCCATGCGCTCGCGGGTGACGACGGCCTTCTCGGGTATCCAGAAGCGCCAGAGAACATCCGCGCCGAAGCCCTCGCCGTCGTCGTCCCACGGGAACAGCAGTGCCCACGCCGTGAAGTCCTGCGTGTGCGACAGGTCGAGGCCGCCGTAGAACGCGCGGCCCTTCAGATTCTCTTCGTTGATGAGGCCGCCGCAGCGGTCCCACGTCGGCATGTCAATCCACTTGGTCTCGGACGATACCCACTGATTCAGGCGCAGGCGGCGAACAGAGTGCTCTTCCGTGGCCGATGTCTTGGCCTTCGCGACGGAACTGCGCAAGTCGTCGGGGCGCAGGAACTCCCCGAGCGCCGGGTTCGCCAGCGGCCAGACCGATTCATCCTGCCAGTCGGCATCAACGGGCACGCTGTAGATGAAGGCCAACAGGTCTTCGTCTTCGGCCAGGCCCTCGATGACATGGCGGGCGTGTTCGTGTTCGTCCCACGCCAGTCCCTCTTGACCGGACCCGGCGGTCGTAATCGCCATGAAGACGGGTTCGGTGCGCGTGCCCTGACCCTGCGCCAGCACGTCGTAGAGGTTCCTGGAGCGGTGACGGTGGACCTCGTCTACGCCCACAGCCGAAGGGTTCACGCCGTCGTTGTAGTCGGCGTCGGCCGACATGACCTCGTAGAACGCCTCGATCTGCGGGTGCAGGATGGTCTTGGTCGAGTCAGACCACTTGGCGCGCTTGCGCAGCACGGCGTCCTGCTTGACCATGCTGACCATGACCTTGTAGGTCTGGCCGGCCTGCTTCTTCGCGGCGGCTGCCGAGTAGATTTCGCCGCCGTACTCGCTTAGGCCGAAGAGGCAGTAGAGCAGGATGGCCGCGATAAGCTCGGTCTTGCCGTTCTTCTTCGCGACCTCGAACCAGAGGCGGAGAAACCAGCGCGTGCCGTCGCCCCGAACGCAGGCAAAGAACGTGAACACGATGACGAACTGGAACGGATACAGGACGAACGGACAGCCGTAGTACGGCGCCTTCGTGTGTCGGCAGCGGCGCTCGATGAAGTTGACGGCGCGTTGGCCCTTGGCCTCGTCGACCTCATACCCGAGCTTGCGCAGCTCTGCGGACAGGGCCGGAGCGCGGGGGTCGAGGGCGTCGCGAATGTTCCGCGTGCCGGCCGCGGCGACGATTTCGGCAAGCCGTTCCTTGACCGCGCCGGGGACCGTCCTGTGCTTGGCTACGGGTTTGCGGCGCCGCTTCCTAGTCGATGCCGAGGTCGTCTTCGTCATCCGACTTCGGCAGTGCCAGCCGGAGGCGCGACGTAGGCGATAGTCCGAGCTCGGAGATGTAGAATTTGAGTTGGGTGCGACATTGATTCGCGGCAGTCACGGCGGGGTTCTTCTGCTCGCCCCGTTCGGTCATCACGCCGAAGCCGTGTTCTGCTACCTCCCGGTTGGCGTGGTCAAGCTGCGCGCAGCAGATGCAGTAGTCCCCCAGGAGGCGCGCGTCGAGCAAGGCGATGATCCCCAGCTTGTCCAGCTCGGGAACGACGCGCTTCCATTCGGCCCGAGCGTCTCGGGACATCGTGTTACGGCCCAGGAGCTTCATCCACTTCGGCTCGGGCGGTGCCTTCGGGTCGGCATGGACGCCGGTATCGGTGGCGCCCCCGCCGCCCTGAATGACCTGCAGCGCGGGCGCGGTCGGCTTACGGCCTCGCATGGGAACTCCTCGCGTTGCGGAGGCGAACGAGTGGCGCATATCTCTCGACGCATTCGGGGCAGAGATAACTCCAGTCGAATGGAATGCTGAGAAGGGCTGGGTTGTCGATCCACTCAGGCCCGCCAAGCCCAGTAGCGTGCTCGGCGGATATGAAGTGGCCGCAGCCAGAGCAACGCTCCATGTCAGCGCCTCTCCTTCGCGTTGCGACTTCCAATGTGCCCCCCCTGCCGCCGCTGGCACTGCACGCAGGACAGGCGCAGGGGCCCAGACTCGGACCCGCCGGCGGATACGGGCGTGATGTGGTCGGCCAGCCAGTCGCGGATCGGTAGCGACTTGGATCGTCCGCAGGTGGCGCAGGTCGCGG